GGATGAATGCTATTAACAGCCATGTAGAAAACTTAAGAGAGTTTGCAGCGGCTGGACCATCAGATTATAAAACTGATGCAACAGTTACTCAATTCTCTAAAACTGGTGCTCCAATAAGAGAGTATAAGTTTGTAGGTATATTCCCAACAGACTTAGCAGAGATACCAGTATCATGGGAGTCAATAGATGAGATTCAACAGTTCGATATCACTTTTCAATACGATTACTGGACAGTTAGCGGCGCTACAGGCACTGCTGGAACTTAGTAACCTAAATAATATAGAAGGGCGCTCAATGCCCTTCTATAACTTTGTAATGGAGATCTAATGGCGGAATTATTCGGCTTTGAAATTAAACGAGCAGGTGCAAATTCAGCACCTGAACCTAAGTCCTTTGTAAAACCAGAATTTGATGACGGTGCAGTCAATATTAATTCTATGGGTGGCATGTATGGCACCTATGTGGATTTAGAAGGAACGGCTAAAAATGAAGCCGAACTAGTTACTAGATATAGACGTATGTCTCTAATGCCCGAAGTAGAGCATGCAATTGATGATATTATTAATGAAACAATAATAAGTGACCCTACTCAACCAGTTGTAGATATTAATCTTGACGCGGTTGAATTACCTGCAAGGGTTAAAAAACTAATCAAAGATGAATTTAAGCAAGCTAGCGAATTGCTATTTTTATCTAATTCGGGATATGAGATCTTTCGTAAATGGTATGTAGATGGTAGATTATACTATCATGCTATCATAGATGAAAAAGATCCATCAGCAGGTATACAAGAATTAAGATATATTGACCCTAGAAAAATTCGAAAGGTCAGAGAAACAAAAAAACAGAAACAAGGAAATTTCCAAGTTGTCAAAGTTGTAAAAGAGTTTTATCTTTATAATGATAAAGGATTTCATAGTAAAGCCTACGCAACTCCAGACCCAATAGCTGCCGGTGGCGCTCAAGGTCTGAAAATCGCTAAAGACAGCATCGTTCATTGTACATCAGGTCTCGTAGATGAATACAATAAGATGGTATTATCACATCTACATAAAGCAATCAAGCCTTTAAATCAATTACAAGTTTTGGAAGACGCAAGCGTAATTTATAGAATTTCAAGAGCTCCTGAGAGAAGAATATTTTATATTGATGTAGGTAATCTACCTAAGATGAAAGCAGAGCAATATCTTAGAGATATGATGACCAAGCATAAGAATAGATTAGTCTATGATGCAGCATCAGGTGAAATAAGAGACGATAGAAAGTTTATGACCATGATGGAAGATTTCTGGCTACCTAGAAGAGAAGGTGGTAGAGGTACTGAAATAACTACTCTACCTGGCGGTCAAAACCTAGGTGAAATGGAAGATATAGAATACTTTAAAAAGAAATTATATCGTTCATTAAACGTTCCTATAAGTAGATTAGAACCAGAAGCTGGTTTTACTTTAGGAAGAGCTTCAGAAATATCTAGAGATGAACTTAAATTTAATAAATTTATAAGAAGACTTAGACTTAAGTTTAGTATTCTATTTAATAAGATACTAGAAAAGCAATTAGTCTTAAAAGGTATTGTAACTATGGACGAATGGTCCGTACTTAATCAATACGTAAAGTATGACTTCGTAGAAGATAATCATTTTGCAGAGCTTAAAAACTCTGAAATGGTTAGAGAAAGACTACAGATTCTTAATGATATAGAGAGTCATACAGGTACTTACTATTCTAAAGAATGGGTAAGAAGAAATGTATTGCATCAGAACGAAGAAGAGATCAATGATATGAAATCTGAGATGCAAGCTGAACAAGGCGATGAATCAGATTACGGTCCCGGCGGCGGTGGCCAACCAGATGCTCCATGGAATCAACAACCAGAAGAGCCAGAAGGTGGTCAGCCCGGTGGAGAA